GATTGTGAAGTTGTATGGTTGGGCTGGAAACTTGACTTGCTCGAATTCGTTCTTGCAAGGCGTGTTGACAACTTAATCCATTGATTAGAAAGGAAAATATATCATGGCATATACCATTACCCCTTTAGCTGGCATTGATTTGTCAAATGTGGCTAATACAAACCTTAACTCTGCTGGTACAGCAATTCCTACATTTGGCCCTACTGGTGCTGAAGTGTTTGGTTCTGACGGCTTCCGTTATGTGTTTGCACAAGCCGCTGTAGCAATTGGTGCATCAACAGCTACTTGCGTAATCAACGCATCTACATTCCAAGTTACTTTGGGTGCAGGTACATATTTGTCAGGTGCTTCTATGGCATCAGGCGATTATGGTTGGTTCAGTAAGGCTAGTGTTTAATAGCTTTTTGTAGTAAAAACGAAGGGTTACCTCAAAAGGGTAGCCCTTTTTTTCTTTAACTTTTACCTTAACCACTTAAGGAGATTTAAAAATGGCTTTACCAAGCGATGAGCAAAATGCAGATTCCCGATTACAAGTACGCTTTTACAAACGGGCTATAAAACAGGAAGATGCTTCCGCAGAAGCTGGCAGACCAATATACAAAGAGTTTGACTTTGTACACATTTGCGTTGCTGGCGATACCTTAACCGAAATTGATACATACGCCCTTGAAAGCCATAAACAGCGTTTTCCGCTACATTGGGCGGCTTATCAGAACAAATTAGGTGCTGACGATCAAGGATATGAAGGAACTCCATTAGTAGAATGGCCTTTAGTTTCTAAATCACAGGCAGAAGAACTCCGTGCTATGAAGTTTCACACGGTAGAAGCGGTAGCAAACGCATCAGATCAGCAATTACAGCGTATTGGCATGGCGGCAGGAATGTCACCTTATGCGTTCCGTGATAAAGCAAAGGCATTTTTAAATTTAGCCACCACTTCAGCAGAAACTGACAAGCGTGAAGCCGAAATTAACGCTTTAAAACAAGAACTTGCCAAAAAAGACGAAGAAACTGCTAAAATAAAGGCTGAAACAGATGCGAAGTTAGCCTTAATGCAAGAGCAGATGGCAACTATACTTGCTGCTGTTGGTGAAAAGAAACCCCGTAAACGCAAAGCGGAAGCCACAGAGGAAGTCTAAATATGTCAACTACAATGCTCCAATTAGTCCAGCAAGTCACCGCTGAACTTAACCTTGCTGTTCCTTCTTATGTAATCGGTAATCCTAGTCAGGATGTGCAACAAATCCTAGCTTTGATGAACCGTGCTGGGTATGATTTGGTTAAGGAACACGATTGGCAAGCATTGGAGTTGGAATATCGCTTCTACACCACAGCTATTACCACGACCTGTGATACTACGAATGGGACTTATTTACTTAACAACATTCCTAGTACCACAGGGCTGGACAGCACTTATTCCATCGTTGGAACATCCATCCCACAAGATACTTATGTTGACAATGTTATTAATTCAACTAGCTTAACTACTACCCAGTTAGCTTCTGCAACATCCGTAGGCGGTACAGTCACATTTAGTAAGACCATTTACCCGTTGCCATCTGATTACGAAACCATTACAGATAACACCCATTGGGACAAGACAAAGCATTGGCAGATGCTTGGCCCTGTAGATGCCCAGCAATGGCAATGGCTCAAATCAGGCTATATTTCAACAGGCCCACGGGTTCGTTGGCGTATTCTAGGCAATACATTTCAAATTTGGCCACCATATAACACCCAAGAATATCTAGGCTTTGAATACCGTTCTAAGGGATGGGTCAGAAACGCTGCTGGCGATGTATTAAATTATTTCCAAAACGACAGCGATACTACTGTATTGGATGATTCTGTAATTGCCATTTTGACTAAGTTAAAGTATTTCCAAATCAAGTCTTTTGACACAACATCATTGCAACAAGACTATATGCGTTACTTGAATGTAGCTAAAGCCAACGATAAAGGTTCTGCAACCTTGTCATTTGCTCCTGCTCCAAGTGCCGTACTTATTGGCTGGGCTAATATCCCTGATACTGGCTACGGTAGCTAATTATGCCCGTAGCTAAAAAGTTTACTGCCAGCACTACTTCTGTTGCAGCCCCTATTGGTGGCTGGAACGCTAGGGATTCTTTGGCTAATATGCAGCCATTAGACGCTGTTCAATTGGTCAACTGGTTTCCTACCCCTACTGATGTCACAATGCGTAAGGGTTATAGCGTAGCGTCTATTTTGACTACTTCTACTGGCGTTAAAACCATTAGTAGTATTACCTATTCAGGAACAACTGCGACCCTGACAACTGCTACAGCACATGGTTTAGCTACAGGTGCTTATGTTTCTATTACAGGGACTACCCCTGCGGCATATAGCGGTGTATTTAAGATAACGGTTACTAGCACAACCAAGTTTACTTACACAATGGCTAGTACCCCTGCTAATAATGCAACCGTAGTAGGCACTTACTTAAATCAAGCTACTACCCCCGTAAATACCCTAATGAACTACACAGTTAGTAGTTCAACTTACAAACTATTTGGGGCAGCAGGAACAGATATTTGGGAAACCAAACAAAATCCTGCCGTTAAAGTATTTAGCAACATTAGTAGCGACAAATTGCAGTCAGTCAATTTAAGCAACCAAGCAGGTCACTTTTTAATTGCTTGTAACGGTGTAGACCCTGTAATGATTTATGACGGTTCTGCATGGTTTTATGTAGCTACAACTACAACTGCACAAACTATTTCAAGTATTACTAGGGGTGGAGCAGGTAACCTAACGGCTACACTTACTACCGCTTCAGCACATGGTCTAGTAACAAATAATCGAGTAACAATTGCAGGGGCTACGCCTACTGAATTTAATGGTACTTATGTTATTACCGTAACAGGAACAACAACCTTCACCTACACGATGGCTACAGCCCCTAGTGGCAATGCTACGGTAATGGGAACTTATACCACTATCGGTATAACTGGCGTAGATTCAAGCACATTTATTAATGTCAACTTATTTAAAAACCGCCTGTATTTCACGCAAAAAGATACCCTCAATTGTTGGTATTTACCCGTTAATTCTATTGGCGGTGTAGCTTCACCCCTTTATTTTGGTTCTATTGCCCGTAATGCTGGTTATTTGCAAGCAATGGGTACTTGGACACTTGATGCTGGTCAAGGTGCAGACGATTACGCAGTATTTGTCACCAGTATGGGCGAAGTTATCGTATATAACGGTACAAACCCTGATAATGCTGACACATGGCAATTAAAAGGCGTATGGCAATTAGGTCAAACCTTTAGCCGTAGATGCTTTTTTAAATGGTCAGGCGATCTATTATTGCTGACCCAAGACGGTCTTGTACCATTGGCTTCTGCCCTGCAATCAAGCCGATTAGACCCTAGAATTAATCTTACCGATAAGATTTATTTCCCTATTAGCCAAGCAGCAAGCCTTTACTATAACCAATTTGGTTGGCAAATTAATTACTTTGCTGGCGAAAATATGCTTATTCTCAATATTCCTATTCCTAATGGGATTGAGCAATATGTCATGCACACCATTACTAAATCTTGGGCTAGATTTACCAATATTCAAGGATATTGCTGGGAAGTATCAGGCGATGCTGATATGCACTTTGGAAGCAATGGATTTGTAGGTACTTTTTATAGTGCTTTGTCCGATGACGGCAACAATATTAGTGCAACTGCCCAACAAGCCTATAGCTATTTTGATAGTGCAGGTCAACTAAAACGCTTTACCTTAGTTAGACCTATCCTACAATCTACAGGTGGCGTACCAGCCGTTTTATGCGGTTTAAGCGTGGATTTTGACACCCAATCCCAGCTTGGTCAGGTTTCATTTAACCCAACTACCCAATCAGAAGGTATTTGGGACACGGCAACATGGGATAAGAATATTTGGGGTGGCGGCCTTATTACCACTAAGATTTGGCAAGGCGTTACAGGGCTAGGATTTAGCGGTTCAGTTAACTTAAACGCTGTAAGTCGCAATATTGAACTTCATTGGGCATCAACTGACTATGTAATGGAGCGTGGGGGCGTACTGTAAGTGCGTAGGGTTACTACTGAAAATCAGGCTTATCTTAAAAAATGGCTTGATGAAAGTTTATCTACCAAATTTTCTGAAAATATGACCTGTATAGGGCAGGAAATGGCTGGAGAAATTGTTGGAGTGGTAGGATTTTCTGACTTTACCCCTACTTCCTGTTATATGCACACTTCTAGCATTGATCCGCTATGGATTACTAAGGATTTGTTGTGGGCTTCTTTCGATTACCCCTTTAACATATTGAAAGTTAAGGTTATACTAGCGACAGTAGCAGGGAACAATAAAGAATCTCTGCGTCTATGCCGAAAACTTGGCTTTGTTGACAGAGTTTTGATTGAAGATGCCCATAAAGATGGGGATTTAGCAATTTTGACAATGCGGAAAGAGCAATGTAAATGGTTAGACATTGACGCTCCGCTAAGAAAGATTAAAGGAGCGTAATATGGGTAGTGTATTTAGTGACCCACCATCACCACCACCAGCACCCGATTACAGGGGTGCGGCACAAGAAACTGCTGCTGGCAACTTAGATGCTGCTAGAGCCGCTGCTGCTGCCAACCGTGTCAATCAAGTCACTCCTTATGGCAATCTTGACTATGCTGTTACTGGCTCTGATCCCTATGGAAATCCTACTTGGACAGCCACAACTTCACTTAATGATGTAGGCAGACAGCTTTTAGGCACACAAAATGCTGCCAGTTTAGGTCTTGGGCAAACAATTAATGCCCAATTAGGTAATGTACAAAATGTAATGGGTAAGGGTTTTAACCCACAAACAGCCCCAATTACTACCAATGTTGGACAAGCTAATTTAAACCCATTAACGGGTCAAGCTAATCTTCAAACACAAACTGACTATGCTGGCGGTATGCAAGGTTGGGATAAAGCTAACCAATTGCTTATGGCTCGTTTACAGCCACAAATGGAAATTCAGCAACGCAATTTAGATGCTCAATTGGCCAATCAGGGCGTTGTAGCTGGTACAGAAGCATACAACCGAGCCAAAATGGGTTTGGGTATGCAACAAAATGACTTGTTAAATCAAGCCCAATTGTCAGGTTTAAGTGCTGGTAATACTTTGTTTAATCAAGGTTTACAAGGAGCACAATTTGGAAATGCTGCACAACAGCAAGGTTACCAAAATACTCAAGCACAGCAACAAGCTAATAACGCTATTGCACAACAACAATTTGGTAATCAGCTTACTAATGCTAATTTGGGTAATGCTGCTCAACAACAGCAATATAACCAAGCAATGACCAACTACAATATGCCACTTAATACTTTAAGTGCATTGCGTACTGGTGCTCAAGTACAAAACCCAACCTTTATTAATGCGCCGCAACAAGCTACTACCGCTGGTGCTGATTTATTGGGTGCTGCAACTGCAACTGGTAATTACAATACAGCCGCAAATAACGCTGCTACAGCCGCACAATCTAGTTTAACTGGCGGTTTAATGAATCTTGGCGGTACTTTAGGTGCAGTAGCTTTAATGTCAGATATTCGCACTAAAGAAAACATTGAACCAATTGGCGTTGCTCAAAACGGCTTGACTGTTTACAGATACGAATACAAAAACGAATTTAAAGATCGTGAATTGGCTGGACATGGCGTTCATTATGGTTACATGGCTCAAGAAGTCGAGCAAGTATATCCATACGCAGTCAGAACTCTTGATGACGGCTATAAAGTCGTGGATTACGGATTGCTATGAATCAATACTTTGCCAATGTAGCACCGTATTTTATGGAAGATGACCAAAAGAATATGTCACCTGTGTTCCAAAATGCTGGAGCACAACAGGCTTATATGAATCAGCAATTGGGCGATGCTAATAGACTATCGCAATATCAAGGTTATGGAACAAGTGCTGGTGGTTTAGGTACTTTGGCATTGGCTCAAGCATTGCGTAAGAAAAAGCCTGAAACAGCAGGTGCTGGCGAAGGTTATGCTGGAATGAACGCAGAATTAGGTTTATAAGGAATAGTTATGGCTAACGATTACGCTAATATTGGCACATTATCACCTGAAATGTTCCAGCAACAACAGGAATTAACCCGTCAGCAACGCATGGCAGAAATGCTTATGGGTCAAAATCAACAACCACAGGGTCAAATGATTAGTGGTCGTTATGTTGCTCCTTCTTGGGCGGCTCAATTAGCCCCAGTTACAAATATGTTAGCTGGTGCTTATTTAGGCAAAAAAGCTGATGAAAAAGCACTTGATTATGCTAAAGCTATTCGTGAACAAGGATTGTTAGAATCTCAAAGATTAATGAATACTTGGGGTGGAACTCCAGCGGTTGAAAAAACAACTGAATTGGCAGGGCCATTTACAGGTAATGTACCAATGCCTGTTGCAACCCAAGAAATAAGTCCTGCAAAAGCTGGAAACGCAAAATTAGCATTTGCAGAAGCATTAAATATGTCATCACCACAAGCTAGAGCATTGTTGCCACATTTGGCTACGGAAGCATTTAAACCGCAAAAATGGGAAAAAGCAGAATATACGGATGAAAGAACAGGAAAAACTCGTCAAGGCGTTATTGATGTTAATTCTCCTAATCCAATTTCTACATTCCAAGTTGGTGGTGTTAAGCCTGAAATGTCAGCTTATGAAAGAGCATCATTAAATATGCGTGGTGCTGAACTTGCCGATCAAGGAATTGGCGGCTATGGTGGTGGTGGTCAAGTTACGGGTCAACGCTCAAATGTATCAATGGTGCAACCTACAGGTCAATCTAAAGCAAATCCTTATGCTCCAAGTTCAATGCCAGTTTACGAACCTGATCCATCACTTACTCCTAAACAAAACAGAGAGTTAGCCGTTAAATTTAGTGAAGAAAATCAAAAATTAGTTAAAAATGCTAAGAATTCATTTGATTTATTAAAAGAAGCTGCTGGAACATTAAGAACAGGCAATCCTAGTTCAGGTCGTGGCGAAAATATTATTACAGGTGCAAGAGAGTTTTTTGGCGGTGGTGGTGAAACATCTAAAGCTGATGCTATTTTAACTATTTACGGCACTAAATTAACTCAACAAGTGCCACGCTTTGAAGGCCCACAATCTGATAAAGATACTGCTTTGTATCAAGCAGCGGCTGGTGACATTGGCAATCCAAATAAACCAATTCCAACAAGATTGGCAGCAGTACAAACAATGGTTGATTTAAACAAAAAATATTACCCTAATGGTGATTGGTCAAGCATTGATACTGGATTGCCAAATTCAGACAAAGTTTCATTAGGTGCTCCACAGTATGCGACAAATCCGCAAACTGGAGAAAGAAGAATGTCTACCGATGGTGGAAAAACATGGAATCCTGTGAGATAAATTATGGCACTTCCTGAAGGATTCATTCTAGAAGAACAAATAAAGCTACCCAAAGGCTTTGTTTTGGAAACAGATGCTCAAGCAAATAGGGGTACTCCTATCTATGCAGATGTGCCTACAGTAGCTGGTGCAAAACCAAACATTGTTGGATATGAGCAGACACCTGCTAAAAAACCAATCACAATGATGGATAGAGTTAAGGCTTTGTATGAAGTCCCAACAGCCATTGTTCATGATGTAGTAAAAGAACCTTTATCAATGGCTTATGGTCTTGGTAGAAGTGCTGTTGAAGGTGTTATGCAAGGACAATCACCTACTGGTGAAGCAAGAGATAGATATTACAGACAAGCTAAAGAATTTGCTCCGTATCAAACCACTTCACCTGTATCTCAAGAAGTTTTAGGAAACATTGGTGAAACTTTAAATGCCGCTAAAATTCCTGCTTATACTCCGTTTATTGGAAAAATTCCATCCGCAATCCAAGCTGGAAGTGCAATAAGACCTTTAATTCAAGAAACCGTAATTCCTGCTGGCAAAAGAATGGCTGGAGCATTACGCAATGAAGGTCAAATGATCCAAGAAGCAATCCAGCCTGTTACAAGTGGTATTGCACAAGCTGTAGAACCTGTTACATCTAGAATAGCAAATGCTTTGCGTAAAGAGCCAACAATGGCTGGAGTGGGTGCAGCAGAAGTCCCTGAAGCAGTTACTCGTTACCAAATGGGTCAACAATTGCGTGTACCCGTTAAATTAAGTAAAGGTATGGCAGAGCGTGATTTAGCTATTCAACAATTTGAAGCAGAAACAGCTAAACAATATCCTGAAACTATTGGCAAACCTTTGATTGTAAATAAAGCAGAAGCAAATGACGCTATTTTGCAAAACTTTGATGCTTATGTAGATGCTACTGGTAAAGAAACCTTTGGTTTGCGTGAAACTGGCAAAGTAGTAGATTCTGCATTGGTTAATCAAGCAAAATTAGCCAAAGATGACATTAATAAAGCCTACAAATTAGCTAGAGAATCAGGCGAAATGCAAGAACCTGTTAGTTATGCTCCATTGGAAACTTATATTGCTAAACAAACTCCAACTGTTAGAGCAAAATTAGCCCCAATTTTGGATGCTGTTGACGAACAATTAAAAGTTAATGATCCAAATAATACTAAAACTATTCCTATTAATTCAATGGAAGATATTTACCAGTTTATTAACAAAAACTACGATCCTAGTGATGCGGTAGGTATGTTACACGCTGGAGAAATGAAAAAATTAATTAATTTTGCTACCGAAAACAAGGGTGGCGAACTTTATCAAGCAGCTAGAAAACTTAGAACCAATTATTCTAAGCAATTTGAAGATATTGGAGCGATTGACAAACTATTGCGTACTAAAAAAGGTACGACAGACCGTGCTGTTGCTTTTGAAGATGTCTTTAAACATTCTATTTTGGATGGTTCTAGAGATGATGTTGCTTCTATTGGTTTAGCCCTTAAAAAAGGTGGTGCAGAAGGTCAACAGGCTTGGAAAGAATTGCAAGGCCAAACAATTCAACACATTAAAGACAAAGTTACATCATCTATTGATGTTGATTCTTTTGGAAACCCTGTTGTTTCACCTGCTAAATTCAAATCTGTTATTAAAGAATTAGATCAAGACGGCAAATTAGATTATATTTTTGGCAAAAAAGGTGCTGAAGAAGTAAGAAACTTGTACGAAACAACTCTTAATGTCAATGCTCCATTAAAAGGTGCTGTCAATTATTCTAATACTTCTAGTGCGTTGATGAAGGCTTTGGATGCTATTTCATTGTCACCTGTTGCCCGTGCAGTAGGGGTAAAACAAGTCAGAGAAAAAGTTAAAGAATCAGGAATTAAAAAACAAGTTAAAGAATCAGTAAACTATGTGCCTGAAGATATGGCAAACGCATTGAGGAAAACAAAATGAGTAGAAACGGATCAGGAATATATACCCTACCTGCTGGTAATCCAGTAGTTACAGGCACAACTATTACAAGTAGTTGGGCTAATACAACTATGCAAAACATTGCTGACGGACTAACTCAATCAGTAGCTTCAGACGGTCAAACACCGATGTCAGGGGCTTTAAATATGGCAACAAACGACATTAATAATGTTGGTACACTAACAGCCTTAACAGGCATCTTTGGCGGGACATACTAATATGGCACAGACGGGCTACACTCCAATTTCGATTTATTATTCTTCTACAGCTACCAATGTCCCTACGGCTGGTAACTTAGTTGCTGGCGAATTAGCTATTAATACTGCTGATGGCAAACTTTTCTATAAAGATTCTGCTGGCGTAGTGCAAGTTATTGGCACTAAAGGTGGCGTAGGTTCATCTTCTACTACTCAAGTCCTCTATAACTCTAGTGGCTTAGTCGTAGGTTCTGCCAACATGACTTTTAACGGCACTACATTAACTTTGGCTAATGATGCTTCTATTAATAGCCTTGTTGTTGGAAAAGGTTATGGCTCTTTAAGTCAAAATACTGTATTTGGAGTATCTGCTTTATCTTCCGCTTCTTTAACTGGTAATTATAATACTGCCGTAGGTTATCAAGCTGGGTATAGCAATACGACAGGCGCACATAATTCATTTATTGGTCGTTTAGCTGGATATTCAAACACCGCAGACAATGGAACGGCTATTGGTTCTTTGGCAATGCAATCTAATACAACTGGTGCATCAAATACTGCCATAGGTTTTGTATCTTTAAATAACAACACAACTGGCTCTAATAATGTGGCAGTCGGTCGTGATTCTTTAGCGGCAAACACCACCGCATCTAACAACACAGCAGTAGGTTATCAAGCTGGTTATAGTAATACTACAGGTGCGGCACTAGTAGCAGTTGGTCAAGGTGCGGCTTATGCAAACACTACAGGTGTAGGTAATACTGCTATTGGTCAAGGAACTTTATTAGCAAATCAAACAGGTCAATATAATACTGCCGTTGGACAACAAGCACTTTATACAAATACTGGAAATGGAAATACTGCTGTTGGAGTTTATGTTTTATATGCAAACACCACAGGAATAAGCAATACTGCTATTGGTAGTTTTGATGGTTCTGCACAACCAGCAATGCGATATAACACAACAGGTTCTTATAATGTTGCTTTAGGTACTGCTGCATTATCAGCAAATACTACAGCTTCAAACAACACAGCAATAGGCTATCAATCCCTTCAAGCAAATACAACTGGAACAAACAATGTTTCTGTTGGCTATAATTCATTATATACAAAAACAACTGGTTCTTATAATGTAGCAGTTGGTATTCAAGCTGGCTTTAACATGACCACAGGTCAGCGAAATACATTGATTGGAACTACCGCTGGTTCTAATCTAACAACAGGTTCATATAATACTTTTATTGGTTCTCTTGATTCAACAGGTGGCAATGCTGCTGGTGCTGCAATAACTACTGGCTCAAATAATACTATTCTTGGTAACTACACAGGCAACCAAGGCGGTCTAGACATCCGTACGCTTAGCAACTACATTGTGTTATCTGATGGTGATGGTAATCCTAGATATTACTTTGATGCCGCTTCAGGTGATTGGTTTTTAAACCAAGTAACTGCTGGATACTATTGCTTGATGCGTTACAAAAACCAAGCTGGTGCATATTTTGCGGTTGGCACACAATCTGGTGCATCACCTAATTTTCAAATATATAACCCATCAGGCGGTGGTGTTTATTTAGGTTATTCAGCTTCATCTTGGACAGGTGTTTCTGACGAAAGACTTAAAAACATTACTGGTGAAATTAGCGATGGTTTAAACAAAGTCAATCAATTAAGGGCAGTAGAATTTACTTGGAAACGTGATGAAACTAATGAATCACAAGTAGGATTAATTGCACAAGATGTACAAGCCGTTTTACCGCAAGCTATTGGTGAAAATGATGGTTATTTAGGCGTTCGTTACACAGAGGTTATTCCACTTCTTGTAGCAGCCATTAAAGAACTTAAAGCAGAAGTAGATTCCCTTAAACAACAATTAGGAAAATAAAATGTTAGAACTAACACCTGAACAAGAAGTCCAACGCAGTTACGATGCTGCAATGGATAGCGTAAACCTACTTAACGCTGGCAAGCCTGAGAAGATGACTGTTGAAGATTGGGCAGATACAGTTAAGCGTAATAAAGAACACCTTGAAATTCAAATTGCTAAAGGTGCAGAGTTTTATGGCGAGCATGATTTAACGCCATTTGTTGAAGCAGTAAAATAACCACGAAAGGAAATGACATGGAAAACATTAAAAAGAACCAAGTCACGATTGACGATGTAGAGTACGCATTTGAAGACATGACCCCTGAACAACAAGCTATGGTCAATCATTTAATTGATTTAGACCGTAAAATTGGTAGTTCACAATTTAATCTTGACCAGTTAAATGTCGGCAAACAAGCCTTTTTAACGATGTTGCGTGAATCTTTAGCTAAGAAAGAAGAACCGCTGGTTCAATAACATTATGTCCTTTGAAATCGACCCCGTTAAGTATGGTGTACTTTGGGAAAAAGTAGATCAACTAACCGCTAAAGTAGACAAACTAGAAGAAGGCATGGAAGAACTTTTAGCTTTGGCCAACAAAGGCAGGGGTGGATTTTGGGTTGGCATGATGATTGTTTCAGCTTTCAGTACCGCAATTGGTTGGGTAATCCACGCTTTTACAGGTAAATAATGTTTGGAATAGATGACATTATCAATGTAGGAATGAAAATCCTAGATAAAGTCATTCCCGATCCAACAGCAAAAGCAGAAGCCCAAGCAAAGCTGCTAGAACTCCAACAACAAGGCAGACTAGCAGAACTACAAGCAGATTCGGTAGAAGCCCAAGAAGTGACCAAGCGTCAAGAAGCGGATATGGGGAGTGATTCATGGTTAGCTAAAAATATTAGACCTATGACATTAATAGCCATTCTAGCTGGTTACTTTACTTTTGCAATGATGTCAGCTTTTGGCACAGATACCAATACCAAATATGTCGAATTACTGGGTCAATGGGGTATGCTCATTATGTCGTTTTACTTTGGCGGCAGAACCCTTGAAAAGATCATTGATATGAAGTCTAAAGAAAAATGAATCCTAAAGACCATATTATGATTATTGCGGCATGGTCTTTAGTGGCTATTGTCGTTGCTATGTTGCTTATGTTTGGCTATGCCGTAATTGATCCTAACTTTGATACAGATAAAGTATTTCAGATTATTGGCCCAGCTTTTCAAACCATTGTTGGTGGATTTATAGGACTTATAACAGGCATTAAAATAGGATCAAACGATGATTAACAGCCGATCTTTAGATGACCTTATAGACCCTGCAAAAGAGCGTGTAGAGCGTTTTATAGCGTTGTGCAAGGATAACGGCATAGACCTGCTAGTAACCTCTACATACCGTGATAATGAATCACAACAGGCTTTATACGAACAAGGTAGGACTACGGCAGGAAAGGTGGTTACCAATGCTAAAGCAGGTGATTCTTGGCACAATTGGCGTTGTGCTGTTGATGTTGTACCTATGGTCAACGGCAAACCTGACTGGGATGGTTCTCACCCTGTATGGGCTAAAGTAGGTGAACTAGGAAAACAAGCAGGTTTAGAATGGGCTGGAGAATGGCGTACATTCAAAGAATTAGCCCATTTTCAATACACGGGTGGTCTTACCCTTACCGACCTTAAAAACGGTCAGCAAATCGCTTAAAAAGGAGCGTAGCTGTCATTGTGATAACTTTTCTTACGCACCCTAAATTCAAATAAGTTTTCGTGTTCGGGGTGTTCTTTAGCAAACTTACGGGCGTAATGGCTAATCCAGCCATCATCTATCTTAAAGTCACCTGTATTGCCTATGGCCGTTTCCCATCTGACCCTATGAAATACGCATTTAGCTGAAAAGTATTTGCGTTTGGCGGCAACCTGTAATGAGAACTTTTTAAACATTTCCCATATATCAGGGTGTTCGGCATCATAAAGTTCAAAGTTTTCTTTAGTCCATTTGTTGTTCATTTAATATTTTCCGTCTAAATATTGAACGCCAAAAATTACAAAACAAATAAACAAAGCCATCAAACCGCCTAAAATAAAATCTTTCATGCTGATCTCCTAGTTAAAAATACGGTAACGGGGGTTGCAAGTAACTTCTACTGGTACATCGGTGGTAACGCCATTGATCTTACGCTTTGCAGTAATCACTACAGGGCGTGTACCAGCATCTTCACATTCGTTGATGCCTAATATGACTTGAGCACGGGTCATGTGATACGCAGTTTTATCGGTTTCAAGGCTAACATTTGGCGGTTCAAAAGAACTGCAAGCAGCCAATCCTAATGGTGCTAATAGATATAAATATTTCATTTTGATTCCTTTTTAGGGTGGCAGGTCAAGGTCTTTTTAGTCGTACGGCTTCGCCTTGTTAAGCTGAATAGTGTCAATGACCTGCCGTTGATTAATTATTTATTGCAATCCTTACAGCCACAAACTCCTACTTCAAGTTTTACCGCCCTTTTAAGGTCGGCCATTGAATCAAAACCTTGAACATGAGTTCCTTCGTAAACAAAACAAAAGCCTTTAGGAAGATTTAGTATGTAATCAGTTAGGTCAAAAGCCTGTGATATATCTACATCACGCTGAACATTTAATTTGTATTTCATTTGTTGCTCCTTTTTCTATTTCACTCCCCAATGGAGTAACTACAGTTTATTAAGCCAGCTTAACTTTGTCAACACATTTATTCTAAGGAAAACCCTAATGTGCAAAAAAACAACAGGGCAGTATTTGGCAGTTGCTAACTGTTAGGTTGAAAGCCGCAAAAACCCTAACTTACTGCATCCTACTATGGCGGCTTAACGCCCTAAAGAAGTTGGGGTACTTGCTTCTTTACGCTTTCCCCCGTTCCCGTGAAGGAATTAAAGATTGTTCTTGATCTGATAGACCCTTAACAAGTGTTGAAAGCACTCCCAGCCATTTTGTAGCTTGGATTCTTCCACTTCTACCAATTTTACTTGATTAGTTGTTCCGTTGACAAATACGATGGCACAGCGAGCAGTAGGCAAGCCTAGTCCTTCACGGTAGGCCGCTAACTGCATTTCATGTTCAAAATATACATCAACTTTATCCAAGTCCGTGTCTTTTGTTTTGAAATCTACAATGTAGCCTGTACCCTGACCGTTGATGGGTTTAGCCATTAAATCGCATTTGCCACCAAACCCCAACGGATGCCCAAAAGACTTTTCTGATAACCAAGGCTGGCTTCCAAAAGCATTATTAAGCGTACTATCAATCGCATCCAAATACGCAGGTTTTTGAGGTAAATACATTTGTTCAAAATACCCTTGTATTACTGCATGGATAGCTGTACCCCGTTCTGCCGCTTCCCTACCAGTAGCTTTGGAATCTTGCATTACACGCTTTAACCACTCATCTTCCGTTTCTTGAAGTCCTCTAGGAAGTGTAAGTGCTGCTAAGAGGACTTGTTGTTGTTTCCATGTATCAAGCCCTGCTTTTGATAACATTCCGTTAATTGTCGTAACACTTGGCAAAAGTCCTTCTTTTCGTGCATCCCGTAGGGTTGTTGGTCTTTCGCCAGTTTTGCCGATGGTTGTATAGGCTGGAGTGCCATCTTTCGTATACCAATGTCCACTTTCTGCCACCTTTTCTTTAACTATCATATTGACCCTTAAAATGGAATGTCTTTTAAATCATCATCTTCTAGCTTAGGCTCGTTTGCTTCACGGGCTTTCTGACCACGCCATTCACTACTTTCTGCAATCTTTTCTTTGTAGTATTTTGGCAAAGCATCGTAATCTTCTTGCTTATAGTTTTGTAACCAAAAGATTTTGGTAGGGTTGATACCTTCAGGCTGGTGGTTACGCAATGCTGATGGTACAGGGCTAATACCGCTGATGTTAGCGTAGCGGCCATCTTCTGAATGGGTAATGTTGACCATACAGAATTTCCCTAATAGATTTTTTAGGTCAAAGTTCTTGCGATCTTCCGCAGTCATCTTTTTATTGCTCCACGCTTCTAAGTCTTGACGCAATCTAGCTTGGTCACCTAATGACACGGTATAGCGTTTAGACACGATTAATGGCTTTTTATCATCTGTTTGCAATGGTTGACCTGTATCGTCATCACCGTGCAATTCCCAAGTCAATACAACCTTGTGCATGATTTTGGTTTCGCCAGCCCATTCGGTAGCTTGATGCCCTAGGTCAATGACCGAGTACAACCGAGCCATGTGATTGCCAGCAGGGGCAATTTTAAATTCTTTACTGTTATCTGAAATAATCATTTTGTTGCTCCAAAAATAGTTGAAAAGTCATCAAAGACTGCTTTTAATACAGGGTTAGGTCTAACAGGCGTAGGTAGTCCACACGCATAGCGTAGGTCACCGATTTCGTCTGCTGTTAAAAAGACACCATCTTCTAGGTCTTTAAAGATGCGTTCCAAATGTTGTTGGAAGCTATGAAAGTCTTGATCTTGCTCACTCATACGAGTT